CAAGAAAAAAAAGCTAAACCGCCTAAATAAAATTAATTAATTATTGATGGCTTAAATTATTATATTAAGCAATATTATAAGAATGGATGAAATAATGGATAAGATAAAAGATAAGAGACCTAACTTATCTGTAAATTCTGTTAAGACTTATAAATCAATTTTAAAAAACTTATATGATAAATGTTACAATGATAAAGATTATGAGTTCAGCAAATTTGATGATGATAAAAAGGTTTTGGAACATCTAAAGGATATTCCATTTAATAAAAGAAAAACAGTGCTAGCAGCTTTATCTGTTTTGACTGGAAATAAAAATTACAATGTTGTTATGATGGATGATATACATAAATATAATTCAAATGAAATGAAACAAGAGAAGACTCCGCAACAATTGGAAAATATGATAACACCTGAAGAAGTCATAGAAGTATTTGAAAATCTAGAAAATAATGCGAAGCTTTGTATGAAGAAGACGAAGCTAGAATCTAGTGATTATAATACTATTCAAAAATATATTTTGTTAGCATTATGCGGAGGAATATTTCAACCACCTAGACGCAGCGCAGATTGGAATATGAAATGGAAAAACTATGATGAAAATAAAGATAATTATGTAGACGTTAAAAATAGCAAATTTGTTTTTCAGCACTATAAAACAGCTAAGGATTATGGAAAGGTAGATGTTGATATTTCCAAACCATTAAAACCTATTTTGAATAAATGGTTTAAAATAGCTCAATGTGATTATATTTTATATGATAATAAGATGCAGCCTTTAACAAGTCCACAAATAGCGCATCGTCTTAATGAGATTTTTGGAAAAAAAATAAGCACTTCTATGCTAAGGCATATCTACATAACTCAAAAGTTTGGTAATGTAGATTTACAAGCTATTCAAGAGACCGCTACAGAAATGGGTAACAGTCCATTACAACTTTTAAAATATGTGAAACACTAAAAAATTAAACCTATTAATAAAATGTAACAATATTTTATTATTAAACTTTTTATTAGATTTTTAAGTTGGTTGAAAAAGAGGGCTGAACCTTGACCCCAACCATGTTTAACAACCAACACAAACCGTTTTTTATACGCTCTTTATTTCTTCTATAAAATGTCGTCTTAATAATTTTTTCAAAAACTAATTCTAATACCATATTAACAAGTGCTTCATCATTATTGAAAAATTGTTTACAAACTTCTACAACAATTTCTTTCTTCAACTCACCTTGTTTTGGTTTGGTAAAAATATCTTCAACTATTTGAGCGCAAAAAAGCACAGCAGTATGATTTAGATTTATTTCTTCGGGGTCAAAAATATTAAGAGCATTAAATAATTCTTCTATAACATCTTGCTTCATTTTAAGCAATTTAATATTTTTCTTCTTTTCAGTATATCCTTTAATAGAACCCAAATTTAATTTTGATTGTGGTAATGGCTTTATGTCAGCTTTAGCTGGTGGTTTAACAGATTCAACATTTACATCTGTAGAAGACTGGGTGTCATCTATAGTTGGTCTTTGGATTGTTCTTTCCATTATAACATAACTATATAAAATATTATTTTTTATATTTATATATATTAAATGGCTTCTATTGAATCAATCGCAAAAGCTTCTTTCTCTCTTAAATCAAATGATATAAGCACTTCAGATGTGTTTGGTGACTATCCAGTAACTAATAATGTAGGCACTATAAATGCTGCGCGAACTCAAATAACTTGGTATAGTGTTAATTTTGAAAACATCTTAAATGGTTTATATGATAAATATGATATGTTTAACCTTAGATTGAATAGTGTTAGCTATACAAATCAGGCTGCATTTGGAGTAACTGCCTTTGACCGTCTAACTTATTTTCAAGTAAGTGACTTGCCTTGGGAAAACAATAGTTATTCAACAACTAGAAAATGTAATACCAATTCAACAGTTCTAGGAGCTGTTAATTTCGCACAAGGAGCAGCAAATACAATTACATTTGATAATAGTTTTATAGCAACATTCAGAAAACAAAAGACGGCTAACATAACAATAAATCTTTTAACTTTAGATGGTAACGCTCCAGCTTTAAATGCGAATACTCAATTTCCTAGAATTAGTTTTTATTTTGATATTATCGGCGTTGCTTAAATAATTTAATTTATAATATTATTATATATTAAATGCCTCTTGTTAATGAAAAAGATGAAATTAAACCAAATCCTTATTCAGCAAAAAAGTGCTCCCAATTAATTATGTATTTTATTACAACTGACTCTACTTATGTTAACATGAATATGCGAACGATTTTAGGTCCTGAAAATTTTAAAATTGGTGATACTTATAATTTGATTTTAAGAGCTCAGATGAATGATGTAGCTGCTATTGGAGCAACTCAAACAGCAAACCATTTTGTTTTTAACTCTAATGCGATGCGATTCAGAAATACAGAAACCCCAGTAGGTCAACTTGCTACTAGTGGAAAACCAACAACATATGCTACATTCCCAGCTTTTTATAATACTACAACAACTTGTAATGTTACAACCCATGATTCATCTTGCGTCCATACTTTTATTCTAGAAGCTGAAACCGCAAACATGACTATTCAGATGCAGTCCCAAGCTAATAATACTTATGATACAACTACAGTATATCCTAACTATCTTTTAATGTTTGATATTTATAAATGCTCTGTTTAATTGATAGAATCAGTAACATAAAACTCTTTAATAGCATCAGGATAAATTTTTGATTCTTCAAATAATTTTATATCTTCATCAGTCCATTGATATGTTAAAATTATTTCTTGTATAACTTTATCTATTACAGGTTGCATCATTTCTGCTATTATTGAATTTTCTTGATTCTTTTGAATAAATCTATAATGAAATAAGGTTTGCTTAAGATTATCTAAATGGTTCATTATATTATACAATTATATAATATAATTTATTTTTGAATTGTAAAACCTAATTTTTGTGCGATTAAATTAATAATATAAGTGTCGTCACCACCCCAATTTGTATATTCTTGTTCCTCTATAGTTACATTTGTAGCATCAACCAATTTATCATTCACATCATATTGAGATACTCTAAACCTCGCAGAAGTATTTAATATTAATTCAGATATGTCTATAGTAAACCTAGTTATTGTTTGGGTTATTGTTTTATTAACAGGTGCAATATTCGCCATATATTAATATTATATAATATTTTCTAAGCCAAACTAATAAAGCACCAATTTGTTCCATCGCACACCATATCAACTTGAAATGTTGTTGTTCCAATTGTAGTTGGACTTGCTACAGGTGTAATAGAATTAGTTCCCAAAAAAGGAGTCGTGCCTGCTGCTGCAAAATTAAATGCTGTAGTATTTGTTTTTCTTTTAAATGTAACTGTTGATCCAATATATGCTGCTGTTGTAGGATTAGGTAAAGTAATAGTTTGTGATGCGGCTGTCATTGCTACTGTATAAAATTGGGCCATAACTATCCCTACAAAACTAATTGATGCTGTTATTTGGGTTCCAACCCTCCAGTTGAATCCACCGCGAATATACATTGTTTCCGCTGCTGTTCCCAGAATGATTTGATTTACAGCTGTTGCGGTTGTTGGGCTTGCATAAGCCCCAATACATACGTTATCACTACCTGTTGTAATATTACCTCCAGCTCCTGAACCAATGCAAGTGTTACGGAAACCAGTTGAGACTGCACCGCCAGCAAGCATTCCTACTGCCGTATTATCTTCAGCTATTGTTATCATTGAATCAAGTGCTTGATATCCTATTGCTGTATTCCTCCAACCAGTTCCAGAAACTTGGTTACCTGATTGAGCTCCCAAAAATGTATTTTGCTGACCTGTTGTTTGACCTAGTCCCGAAGATGTTCCAACAAAACAATTACCATCTGCTGCTATACCCATATTTTGTCCTGCTTGTGAACCAATAAAAGTATTGTTACCAGTTGTAAACGCAATTGTTCTAGGCGTTCCAGTTCCAATACAAGTATTACTTAAACCTCCAGCACCATTACCTACATTGAAATTATTTGTGCTATTTATTGTAATATTTGGTGATATAAAATTGGTTGCTCCTGCTACACTAACACCTGTTGCTGAAAAAGAAGCATATGAACTTGGGGTTGCCGCTGCTCCTCCTGCGCCAATTAAAGCAGTTGTTGGTGTTATTCTTACTCCATTTGTTGTTGCGGAATGACTTGTAATAGTAAGATTTTTTGTTGATGCGGCAGCACCAAACCCAACAATAATAGCATCATTAACTTGAGTGATTGAATTATATGCTCCTGCAGTTGTATTTGTTATTATTTTAAAACCTTGTGGTGTTGCTGTTTCTTCTATTGTCAAAGTAGGAGTAGATGATGTCCCTGTGCCTTTTGAGATTAACAAGTTTGCCCGACAATAAGAGTTAGTTTCATTTAATTGTAAAATATTTAATGGTAAACCTGATGTTGCTATTGTATGTATAATGCTTCCTCCAATATTATTATTTGTAATATTAATTGTTGTTCCTGTTGCTGAAATAGTGCTTGTTACTGTTGTTGGGATATTATAAACTGATGCCGATAGTGTAGATGTGCTTGGTTGGTAAGATAATGGCGTAGTTGAGTTATCAAAAAAAACAAGTTTTCCTCCAGCACTACCAGGGCTCATAAGCGGATAATAAATTGTAGCCAGGTCGGTGGAGGTTACATTTATTGACCCTGCTGTTCCGTTACAATTACCTGTAATATTTATACTTGCTATATTTGTTGTGCTGTCATAAGTTGCGCCTGCGTTATCAGTTAATAAACTTGATGCCCCGCTATTTGTTTGACTCATCACCAAGTAATTTGTTGCTCCTGATGCTGTATTGGAAAGTGTTACTTGGCTTGCGATTCCTGCCGTTCCAGTAATACTTATATCAGCTGTGTTTGTTGTGCTGTCATAAGTTGCTCCTGCATTATCAGTTAATAAACTTGACGTTCCGCTATTTGTTTGACTCATCACCAAATAATTGGTAGCTCCTGATGCTGTATTGGAAAGTGTTACTTGAGATGATACAACTCCAGTTAAATTTGAACCATCGCCATATAATACGTTTGCTGGATTATTCATTGTTTTCGCACCTGTAATGGTTTGAGTTCCACTTAAAAATGTTAAATTAGAATTTGTAATAGTTCCAGTAACATCTAAGTTACCAGGGCAGCTAACAGTTTCACTAGCTCTACCAAGTCTAATTTGATTAGATGCTGTTATAGTTGCTTGATAACCAATTGCTGTGCTATTATTCCAATTACCCAATGTATCAATATCTGTTCCAGAACCAATAAAAGTATTATTAACTCCAACTTTTTGATTTGTTCCACCTGCGTTATAACCGATAGCAGTAGCATTATGACCTTGACCAGCAAGTCCACTTACATTATTATTATATAACGCATTATAACCAATAGCACAAACATTATCAGCTAGTTTTCCAAGGCAACCTGCGTTGGCCCCTATATATAAACCAGCTGCTCGCGTAGTTCCCAAACCAGCTCCTGCGCCAATTCCAATATTATAATTTGCTGTGGATACATATAATAATGAATTTTCACCCATCGCAATATTCAATGAACCAGTTGTTAAACTACTCATTGAAGCACCCAACACAAAGTTTCCATGACCTGTTGTGAGGTTACTTGCTGTGTCGGCTCCAATACAAACATTATTATATGCTCCAGCAGTTGCTTTAAATAAAGCAGAGCGTCCTATCGCAACATTGTTATATGGATTAGTTCCTTGTGATAAAGTATAACTTCCGATTGCAACATTGTTACCATTTGGGCCATTATGTATATTTAATGCGCCAAATCCCATTGCTATATTTTCCCCTGAAACCGCAAACTCAAGCGACCCAGTTGAAAAACAAATATTAGATATAACGTTATTCCATCCATGTCCTACCCTCATATTAGTTGCTACATATATATCTGTGTTAAATGTTTTTTCTGCTGTAATGGTTTGAACTGTATTGGTTGTAACCATATTTGCTGGTGCAGGAACACCTGTTAAATTTGAACCATCACCATAAAATACGTTTAAAGGATTTGAAAATGTGTTGATTCCAGTCACAGTATTATTTAAAGTTTTTGAAACTTTATCATTTAAAGTAGTTTCTATATCTACACCATCAATAGTAAGAGTATTTACTTCTATAGTATCAGTTGTAACATTATTAGCTTGAACGCTTGCAAGTCCTGTTATAGTTGGAACATTTGCGAGCTGAAAACCCAATCCATTATTCATTCTTATATTAAACAAATATTATTTTAATTCATTTTGTTATACTTTTTTTAAAAGTATATATATATATAATGATAACTGAAACAGATTCAAAATTGAAAAAGATGCCGCCAATAAAAGAAAAGATGGATGTTTACTTAGAAGGTGTAAACCGTAATATCCCGTGTCGCAATGGTTTTGTTTGGGCTATTACAGGCTCAGGAGGTTCAGGTAAAAGTAGTATGCTTCTTAATATGTTTAAATCAAATGATTACTATAAAGGCAAATTTGATAATATCTATCTTTTTACACCTTTAACAAGTTTTCTCTCAGTTCACAAGCATCCATTTGAAAAACATGAAAAAGTTTATCATGACCTAGAGCAAGAAACACTAGAAGATATAGAAGATGAATTATTAGATGTTAAAGAAGATTGTTGTGATAACGATTATGAAATGGAGAACTCATTAATAATTGTAGATGATTTTGCTGGAACTCTAAAAGATAAGCATTTAATTAAATGTTTGAATAAAATGATTTTGAAAACTCGTCACATAAATTGTTCCTGGATTTTTACTTTACAAAGTTATTACATGTTACCAAAAATACTCAGAAAACAAATAAATTTTATTACTTGTTTTAAACCAAAAAATAATGAGGAGTGGTTATCTATTTCAAAAGAAGTTTTTTCAATAGCAAAAGATAAGCAACA